CTTCAAGTTCAGCTAAATCCCTGCTGTAGAGGGTTTTAATAAGTCTAGCATGTGCGGCTTTGACTTCTTTACCCTTGAGCAAGTTCAAAACTTTGAACGTTTTTGGATCAAAATTTTCTGGGTCCGTTTGGAAGCCTTCGATAGCATCTTCCAATTCTTCAGTCATTTTGTAAGCAGTTTCTTTCAAACGCTCTTGAATAGTAGGCTGTACTACTAAGGGTTTAGTTTCCTTAGCTTCTGTTTCTTCAATATCGTTTTTACCTGCTTCGATAACTTCTACAATCTGCTCACGCAACCAAGCGGCAGTATCCCGACCTTGATTGAAGTCTGCTCGAATAGCTGGCATACCACGAAGCAAACATGACGCAATAGCACCCATTGTAACATTAGTACGGCCATCTTTGGTTTTCTTGTAAGCCGCAATATCAGTTTTGGTACAGCCAACTTCTGCCATCCATTTTAGAACTGCGGGTTTCAAATCTTTGCCCGAAAACTCCAAACGGTAGTATTGCATGGCAGTATGCCAATGACGAAGAAATTGCTCAGCATCCATTTGTTCCACATTGTCCCAAACTGGGCTGTGATCTTTAACTGCTCGTGTACGATGCGCAATTACCTGCTTTTTGGTAATGCGAGTTTTAGTAGCTGTTTTAGCCAATTTCAACTCCTGTTTTGTTTAACATGTATATATTATAATGCCAAAATATATAGTTGTCAACGGGTATTTTTAACTAATTTTGCTAGCTATTTTGGATGCTAGAATATTTGCCCAATCAGTTTGGGCGGACTTGACAAAATGAAAGTTACGACCATCTATATGCGGATCATATCGAGCCTTCATGTATTCGAAATATGTATATTCCCAGGTTAGCGGTTCAAAATAATTAATATCATTTTTGATCTGGTCAAATATTTTTATTGTAGGACGATTATGATCTAATTCATGAAGTAAATTTTGTTCGGGATATTGAATTGCATGTAACGCATTAAAACAATAGTAATCAATTCCATATTGTTTCAAAAAGTTAACCAATGAAAAATATATTAAAGCAAATTTATTATGAGTGCCATTTTTCAAATCTACGCCCATCACCCAATTATGAAATGTATTTTTAACTTGTTCAGGCCAATTATTAAAAAATGGTAATTTTTGGCAACCAGGGACAAATCTGTATCTTGTGTTTTCGTAAATATAGTGATCTCTTTCCAATCCAGTCCATCCGATTACAATTAAAATTTCTTCTGGCTTATATTGATCTAATAATTTAAGTATAGAATGTATTGTAGTAGACACGATGGCCTGATTGTCCTGACCCGATATCGCATCATTGTAATGTACAAGACCAAAACGGTCGGCCAATTGCCCTCCCCATGATCCGGCTAGATCTTCGGGGGTTCTATGGCTACCTGGATAGCTTATCTCTGCACCGCAACTATGACTACATCCATTTACATACAAAACTTTTTTCATGACATTTTTTTTGAAATTAATACATCAGCAATACAATGGCAGATGTCCTTGCCGCATATTTGTGGTTCTGTAGGCCAATTGATACCAGTTGTAATATTACCAATAAACCCGCCTTCAAAACAGTTACCTTTCTGTACATTTCCATTATAGTGTACAAACAAGCTCTCTAGACCTATATCACAACTCCAGCCTTGAAAATTTGTTAGTTTATTATTTTCCAAAGTGGATGCAACACCGAAATCTAAATGTTGTTCACTACCATCGTCATGGACAAAATTAGACTTGGTCATGTTGTGTCTAAAACTAGGTGGAAGATTGTTGTGAAATTTTAACACAGGGGGTGTGTTGTTCAATATATCATTCTGTTCTTCCGTATAGTCAATTATACAATAAGGTTCGCCCACTCCAAAGTTAGGCAATATACGTACCATTTCCATGCAGAAGCCTGTGTTCAGTGCTTCTAATCTTTTATAAAAACTATAGCATTGATCCCAGTAGTCTGGATGCATCATTACTCGAGCAGTTACTCTTGTTAAATCGTTAAGATACAATATCTTGTCTATGAGTTCATCTTCTTTGGCTTTTGTCTCCATAAACTCAGGATGGTAACTGACAGCAATACTACATAACTTGTCTGCTATGTCTGCCCAATATTCTTTTTTCCTAACAAGATTTGTTGTAAGATTGGTTACTCCGCCGTTATCGTAAATTAAATTAACTAATTCTTTGAAAAAAGGACTTACTGTAGGTTCGCCGCCGGAAAGATTACATTGTATACGGCCATATTTGCTAAAACAATCTTGTAAGAACTTTTTGGCCTGATCCCATTCATAGTGGTGATTAGTTCCTGTGTGCAGATTGCTAGGACAATAGCTACAGTGATTGGTACATATATTGTTAATAACCCAAGTTAGCAACAAGGTGTTAGAAAGGTTTTTAATTGCTACAATCTTTTTGCCGTTATAAAGTACTGGGTTAGACATTATTCAATCCTATTGTAAGTATTCGATCCAAGAAAGGAATAGCAGTTTTATAACTAATATTTCTATGCGAATCTGTAACTGTTATGGTATGTTTAAGAATTTCTAAATTCTGTATCCTATCCCAATATTTACTTTCTGCAGATAGTTCATTTATCAACAAATCTGTTTTGATTTTCAAGTCTGGAAAAAATTTAAGTGTTTCGGCATTTTTTTGATAGTCTTGAATTTTTTCAATTACTTCTGATTTAAGTTGTTCTGGAATCCAATTGATTCTTAATTCCTCGGGAAAGTTAATTAAATTAATATTGTAAGGCCATTCGTTATAGTAGGGATACTGGAAGAACTGTTTATCTAAATATTCTAATAAATCGGTAATGTAATAGACATTTAGAATATTAACAGTTATATTCACTAGAATCTTAATATTCTTATGACTCATGTAGTTTCTAGCAATTTCGAAGTTCTTTTTAATAACTTCCCATTTACTAGGAAACCGAATATATTCTTGAACTTCACCAATGCCATCGATACTGGCTATCAATTCAAACTGTTTGAATTCGGGCATCAATTCAAAAAACTTCTTATTGAGATTGGTAAAGTTACTGCTGAGAAAAACTTTTATATTTTTAGCATAGCCTTGATCTACGCAGTATTGCAAAATTTTATGTACAATAGGATTGACTGTGGGTTCGCCTCCAGCAAAGCTCAATACATCTAAATTGGGTATGATCTTTGTAAGCTCGTTCCAAAATTCGCCAGTCTCTGCCCATTCTAAATTGATCATAGGCGGTAGTGTATATTCGTTGACAAGTCCTTCCCATACGCCAGGCACACCTACTCCAGCTTCTCTCAATCTGCCACCAGTTGATTTAATGCCCCCATACTTTAGGTCTAGATCTCTTAGTTCTTTTTCAATCTGACTTGAATCATAGGCATTGCACATAAAGCATTTTAAGTTACATAAATTACTAGGTTTTAATTCTAATCTCTTAGGAAGATGCGGAGCAACACCGCTAGCATCGATAGTGTCTTGAACTAGCTGTAGATATTCTCTGTTGTTGATATGTTCACGTATGCTTCTAACTCGCATACTAGCTTCTTTATCCCGTGTGCATACATCACAGCCTTTTAGGCTTTTACCAGAATAGAGATCGTTTCTAATGGAAATAAATTTTTTGCCATTCCAAAAATGATCAATAGGGTTTTCTAGAGAAATCTTTTCTTCTAAAACTAAATGATCATTTTCAGTCCAATAGCAACAAGGTAATACTACGCCGTTTGGACGAGTACTAATTTCTAAATAGGGATAAAAACAAAATGTGTTACTATGTAATATTTCTTTACGTAGTTGATCAAGTTTGTCCATCTACTGCTTCCCTTACAATTTCCATTTCAGGAATTGTTTCATAGATATTTTCATTTCTTATTCTATCAACATTAGAAGATGTATGTATGAAACGTTTTGCGGCTTCGAGATTAAACGGTTGTTTCAACTCGTGTATAATGTGCGTAAAGATTTCGGTAATATCGGTAGAATACTTTTCATTATATTCTTCAATAAATGCTTCTAATTCTTTAATTGTTTCATTTCTATAGTCATCTGGTAAAATACTAACATGATAATGTTTTGGATGATCGAGTAGATTAATAAAGAAATTGTTATAGTTAATGTATCTATGTATAACAGGATGACGTCTAATAACTCCTAGGTCTGTTAGATATGTAATCATAGCAGGAAGTCTGCGAACGTTCCATGCACCAATAGTCATTCCAGGACGCAAAATAATATTATCATATTTGGCCAGTTCTTTTAAGTTAGCTTCTACTTTACTCCATACTGTACCACTGCGGATCAGTTCGGCACGCTCACCTATTTCGTCAATGCTAGGCCAAACTTCTAGTTTGCCTAAATCCCATTGCTTCCAATAGTCGATGACATTCTTTTTGCCATATTCTAGAGTAGAGCAGTTTGTATTATAACTTAATTTAACATCGAATCTTTTTCTTTCTACTAGTTTGTCTAATATTTGCCAATGTTCGGGCATGAGCAATGGCTCTCCTCCGGCAAAATAGATCCTCTTAACATTATCTATTTGATCTTCTAAGAAGTCAACATTAGTTTTATCTTCAACAGATTCAATGTTCCAAACTTTTTCTTGATCAGTCAATCCTAATTTTTTAGCATCGGGAACCCATGCACTACTGTAACGTGGTCCGCAACTACGGCATTTATAATTGCAAAGATTACTAAAACGGAAATCCCAATATTTGAGATCCATCTCAGTACAAGTACCATCTTCTAATGTTATTTCTGGTATCTTTTTTAAGACATCTGGGAAATCTCTATTGTGATAGTGTCGTCCACTTACACCAGTTACGTCTTCTTTATTAAAACAGGTATCACAGATTTTTGGGCGAACACCATTAATCATATCCTTTCGGAGTTGTTTCATGTTGTCGCTATTCCAAATTTCTTCGATCGACTGAGTAGTTAAATCTCCAGCAAATACATTATGATGACTAGTCAGACAGCAAGGAACCACTTTGCCATTAGGTTCAAAATTTAAGTGCATCCAAGGGATTGCACATATTGTATCTTTATTATCCATCATGTACTTATTGATCAAGTCCAAAGACTTTGACGAATCTTGATAAGGCGAATCATCATTGCCTCGTCTTCTGCTTCGTAAGCCTTTTCAATCTTTTGAAGTAGCTTGTGAGCCTTATCACTGACCTTTTTGAGCACAGGATCTTTTTCATTACCAAAACTTAAACGGCCACCATTTGCAATACGGTTTGCTTCACAGGCCGCAGTCCAGCCACTTGCTTCATATGGATCTGGACGATTACGATATGTAGTAGTCCACCAAGTGTACAACTCAATGATCTCTTTGGCGGCTGTGGCTTGATATGTTGGCTCTGCCTTATGTTTTTCACCTTCGTCCAAAAACTCTTCGTTAGTAAGAGTGCTTGCCCATGTCAAATAGGCCAAGCCGGCTTCTGGGCAACGCCAGGTACGCCAACGCAACCATCCGCTACGATACCAAGGAACATTGTATTTTACTCGTTCCTCTTCATTCCACATACAGTAATGCCACGCTTGTTCGATTTCAACAAAGTCCACAAGTTCTTTGAATAGACAAGGGAGAAACCGATTACCAACGTCACACCAACTGCCAGGGCGGATATCACGAGGGTCGGCAGTAAGAGCGTGACTCTTACTAACCCAACGATTGTTGATGTAGTATCTGATGTCATTTAATTTGTCCATAGGATAGTTTACAAAATTTTGTACAGCATCCAACGCTTCTTCAGCTAGCCAGTAACGAAAGTTGTGCTTCATTTGGGCTGTGGTACGCCAAGAATCCCACTCTTCACTTGTGCCCGAACTTAACTTGGTAGTGCCGCGAATCCAGTCAGCAAACTTTGAGCATGACCAATAATTACTTCTCATATTATTTCCTTGTGTAATGATGTCTGTTCTTTATTATCATCATCGGTACATCCGACAGGTCTACCTCTATCATCTAAGAATGTAGTCCCCCAAATTTTATTACCTTGTTGAAATTCTACATATACTTGCCCATAGGCACAGAACCTACGTGTATGAACATCGTCACTTAGATTAAATGTGTCCTGTAATGGCCATACTGCAAATATTACTATAATAGCTGCCAAGAACCAAAATATCTTTCTAAACTTATCCCAGTTAAATTTTTTCACCAGCTTGGAATCCTCTAAATGATTTGAAACGTGGAAACCGTAAACTATATGTTCCGTCTTGATTTTGTGTAATAGCATCAGCACGTACTTCAACAATATCTCCAATAAGGGTGTCAGCATTGTCCCAATAAGTAACACGTTCTTCATCTGTAAGTCCGCTACCAACATTTACTCGAATAGCCTTACCGTCATCAACACCTTCACACACTAATGCACCAAGTTTGCCTAAGTTCTTACCAGTGCCTTCTTCTACTGCGACTACCGCAAGACTAACTTCGATAAATGGTTTCAACTTCAACCAAGCCACACTACGTTTACATTCGTACGGAGCATCAATGTCTTTGATCATAATACCTTCGTAACCACCGGCAATGGCTTGTGCGTTGATTTCTTTGAAACGCTTTTGGCCTTCTTCAGTATCTAAATCAACAAGTTCATTTTCCAATGCTGTTACATTGGGCAATAGATCTTTATTTGTTGCTACCCAAAACTTAACCATCTCACTACGAGTTTCTTGGTCTTTGTTGTAGATGCCTTTTTCAAAGTCCGCCAAAGGTAATACATCAAACAAGTGTAGTACAGCATCACCTGCTTTGACATTGTCCTTACGGTGTACCTGCTTCATTAAGTCTTGGAAACTAGACGACATAATTTCGCCATCCAATACAACGTCCATGCTCTTGCTAGAACCTTTTTGTTTAATTACTGAACTAATCTGTTCTGCTATGTGAGGGAAGTTAACAAGTTCCTTACCGTTACGACTAAACATATCGACACGGCCATCTGCACGAACAATAGTGATAACACGAACCCCATCAAGTTTAACCTCAATAAGTTTTTTGCCCGAGACTTTATTTTCATGATTAGCACTATCGTGGGCAAGCTGGCAACCAAACACAGGAATACTGTAATCAGCATATTTCTTCTCCACTACTTTATTAATTGTTTTTTCGCTTACACCACAGCGTAAGTCTTTGATTAAAATTCTACGATACCATCCGTTCCATTCTGCCTTAGTAGCAGACTTCATCATGGATGCAACCATATCTCTTGCAGTATTCCCGGTGACGTTACGAGTAACGAAGCCAGTAAGAGCGAGAGTAAAACTATCCCAAGGTAGCCCAGGGCCATCTTCATCTTGTTTCTCCGGTATTTGTTTGAGTCCAAAAGTAATCATCGGATCAAGAGCGAGTCGACACCCTTCAAAGAATTCCGTATCACCTTCTAAGGCAATCTGTTCAATAATTGCTTCTTTGTTCAAACGGGAAGGATGGGTTTCTAAGGCCCAAATATGACTAGCACAACGACTCATAACGGCTCCGATAGTTAACTGTACAAGTGTATATTATACAGTTTAATTATCAGTATGTCAACCAGAGGCTTGTTCTAAATGGCGTGCCGTTAGCGGCATTTTCCAATTGGCGCATAATTAGATTTCTCATTCTGCGTACTATTGGATGATTGTGATTCCAATCAAAAGTTTTGAGATATGTATACCAAGTCATATTCTTATGACGTCGACATTGGTTTGAGTCCAGATAATGTCCTATGGTGGTTGGATCGTAGCCAAAACGATCAATCAATTCGCAAGCGGCATTGAACGCATGAGCACCCATTTCATCTGTATCACCATAGTATTCTTGCTGTTTACGCTCTTTGGATAGTTCAGCTGTACTTTGATATCCAGGAATGTTCTTAAATCCTCTAGCACGGAACTGTCGCATATGAATCATTTCATGACATATCACATCGCTGAATCTTACAGCCATACGTCTAAAACGATATCCAGATAATCGCATTTTGGTTTCGTCTGGATTATAGTTAAAATTGACTTCTATAGCAGGCTTGTCTTTTTTGTCCAAATGACTATAGTATACTCCGCCCATAAAAATATAGCCAGGAGTAGTGGGCGCATACAAGCACTTTTTAACTTTGATAGGTAAATGGGCCTTTATGTGCTTGTTAATGCGTTTTTGGATCTGATTAGGAGACAAGTCCTTGTCCACTAACTCGCTTCTAAGCGAATAGAACATGGAGTACAGGTTACTTCTAGTAAGTTCTGACCAATTGAATGGTAACTGTGCCATAGTACACTCCTAACATAGCTATTTATAGTGTACTACGGCTTTCCATTATATACGCACTTTATGGGCGTTTTGTAACAATCTCGTCAATCAATCCAAAATCCAGGGCTTCTTGGGCACTCATAAAGTTATCTCGTTCCATAGCATTATAGAATTCATCAAAAGTTTTACCCTTGCTATTATGGTTAACATAAATCTGGGTAAGATTTTGTTTCATTTTTAGGATCTCTTTTACTTGGATTTCCATGTCAGTAGCTTGTCCGCCAGCTCCACCTGAGGGTTGATGAATCATGTGTCTAGAGTTTGGTAGCATTTTACGCTTGCCAGGAGCACCAGCAGTAGCAAGCAAACTTCCCATAGAGCAGGCTTGGCCCATGACGATTGTGGAAACATCAGGCTTAATGAATTGCATAGTATCGTAAATAGCCATGCCAGCTGTAACCACTCCGCCCGGACTATTGATAAAAAAGTTGATATCTTCATTGCCTTGACTTTCTAAAAATAGTAGCTGGGCTACGATTAAACTTGCTGAATGTTCGTTTACATCTGTATCCAACATAACGATACGGTCCTTGAGCAAGCGA